GCTCCACGCTCGACGCGCTCGACAACGTCACGCCGATCCGTCGGCAGAAGGGCGTCTAGCCCATTCACGGTCGAGCACTTCAAGGTCTATGCCGGCGTCGCGATCCTCGATAACGGCGAATGGTTCGAGGTCCAGGACTTCCAGGAGGACTTCGTCGGCGACCTGTTCGCCGGCAGTCCCGAGGCGTGGTTGATCCTTCCAGAAGGCAACGGCAAGACGACCTTTCTCGGCCTGCTGGGTCTGTATTACGGGGATTACACGCCCTCGGCGATGATCCCGATCGCCGCGTCAAGCCGCGAGCAGGCTGAGATCCTGTATCGGCAGGCTTCTGGGCTGGTGTTGCGCTCGCCGGAGCTCAAGTCGCGGTTCCGCGCTTACGACGGATACCGGCGGATCAAGTGCCTGCGCACCGACGGTCGGATCCAGGTTTTCGCTGCCGATGACCGGACGGGCGACGGCATCATCCCGGGCGGTCTGGCGATCGTGGAGGAGCTCCACCGTCACCGTGACCTGCGGCTCTACCGAACGTGGCGCGGGAAGCTCGGCAAGCGTGGTGCGCAGCTCGCCGGGATCTCGACGGCCGGCGAGCCCGGCGGCGAGTTCGAGGAGGTCCGCGGCCGGATGATCCGCGACGCGGTGACCGTCGAACGGGACCGTGGCGGCTGCCGGACACGCGCCCGAGGCCCGGAGCACGTCATCCACGACTTCTCGGTCCCGACGATTCGGCAGTCCGAGGACATGGAGGTCGTCGCTCGAGCGAATCCGCTGGCACAGAACACCGCCGAAGTCCTCGCGCGTGCTCGCCAGTCGCCGACGATGACCCGTGATCACTGGCTGAGGTTCAAGTGCAATATCGCGGCGCTGGTCGGCGGCTCGGCGATCGACGGGGAGACTTGGGATGGGCTCGAGGACCGCGACCGCGTGGTGCCGGATGGCGCGTGGCGTACGCAGTTCGTAGACTTGGGCTGGAAGATCGACACGACGGGGCTCGGGCTGTTGGTCTGGGAGTCGTCGGAGCGCCGGTTCGTGACGGCGACGAAGGCGCTCGCGCCGCCGGTCGACGAGTCGCAGATCGTCGCTCGGCTTCTCCAGGTGCAGATCGACTTCGGCGCTGACCGCGTGGTGCTGGACCCGAGTGCCGGCGCTGAGCAGATGGTTCAGCTCCTGGAGAAGGGCCACCATCCTTTGCAGACGAACGATGAGCTGCGTGCGGAGTATGGACTTCCGCCGCTCGCTGAGGTTCAGGTCGGCCAGCTCGAGTTCATCGCGCATTCGCAGGACAACGCGCCGATGTCGCAGGCGGCGACTCGTCTCGATGAGGCGGTCCGGAATCGCTGGTTGAACCATGACGGTGATCGGGCCCTGCGTTCCCACGTCTTGAACGCCGTGGCGAAGTCGCTTGGCGACGCGAAGTGGAAGTTCGACCGGCCCGCTGATGCGAAGGGCGACCGCCGGAAGAACTATCCGATCGATCTGCTGACGGGGGTCCTGATGGCGAACAACATCGCGGTGGAATGGGCGCCCGGTGGCGGGGGCTTCGAGTGGTAGGCCGGCGGTGTCTCGCCCGCATCCAGCAGACCGGTGGTCGTCCGACCTTGGAGGGCGTGATCGTGCAGCGACGCCCGCATTACGTGCTGGACCGGCCGCGGATCATCGAGGACGAGGACCGTTCTCACGATCTGAACGGGCGGGTCGAGGTGCTGCGTGAGCACATCGCGTTTGTGCAGTTGATCGCGAAGGCGGCGTGATGATTCTCGCGACCAAGGATGGCGGTAATCACAAGTTCGCGCTGTTCGACTCGAGCATCCCGATCCCCAGGCCGTCGCAGTGGGGATCGACGCTGTCGTTCAGCGGCGAGCGGATCACGGTCGAGAGCGCCGCGGGCCTGCCGGCGTTCCTTCGCGCCGTCCGGCTGATCTCCGAGACGGCGGCTGGGCTGCCAATCACGCTGTCGAGAGGGTTTGGGCAGGACCGTAAGCCGAGCCCTAAGGCGCCCCAATTGGCTTTGCTGCGGCGCCCAAACCCTGATTCCAGCCCGTTCGTGTTCTGGTCGTACCTGTACACGTCGTTGATCAGGGGCAATGCGTACGTTTACAAGCTGAAGGTCCGTCAGCGTCCCGGCGGCCAGGTCCTGAAGTACTTCTATCCGATCAACCCGGAGTTCGTGACCCCGCATTACGAGGACGCGACCCCGTACTTCGAGATCCGCGACCGGGAGTACGGGCCGACGGTGAAGGAGGTCGGCCGGGATCAGCTCATCCACATCCCGGGCGTGCTGCTCCGGGACCCGTACGTCGGGGTGAGCATCGTGGAGGCGTTCCGCAACGGCCTGGGGACGGAGCTCGGCCGCCAGCGGTTCGAGGGGCGTTACATCCAGAACGATGCGAGCCCGAGCGTGGTGCTCAAGCACTCCGGGCCCGGCAGCCCGAGCCTCGAGCAGCGGCAGGAGATCCGCTCCGGCTACGAGGCGAAGCACGCCGGCGCGAACTATGCCGGGAAGGTCGGGATGATGTGGGGCGGCTGGGATATCACGCCGTTCCCGGTGTCGATGGCTGACGCTCAGTTCATCGAGTCCAAGAAGTACGGGGTGCAGGACATCTCCCGGATGCTCGGTGTCCCCAGCAGCCGCCTCGGCGAGCCCGCGTACCGCACGCCGGAGACGGCTGAGGCGGAGAACATGAAGTTCCTGCAGGACGGGCTGATGCCGTGGATGCTCCGGATCGAGCAGGCGCTGACGTCGGACGCTGACTTGTTTCCGGAGACGGACTGGTGCATGGAGTTCGACACCAGCCAGTTCCTGCGCGCGGACATCCATACGCGGTGGGATGCGTACCGGCTTGGTCGTCAGGGCGGTTGGATCACGGCGAACGAGATCCGGGCGAAGGAAGGGCTGCCGCCGGCTGATGGCGGCGATGAGATTCAGCAGACGCCGGTGGGTGGCGCTGCGAACGAGCCGAACACGACGCCCAATACCGGGCAACCACAGGAAGGAGGCGGTGGCGATGCCAACGCCGGAGACTAACGGCAGTGCCCGGGCGACGTTCACCGCCCCGCTGGCCGACATCAAGATGAGCGTGTCGGGCGACCCCGGCGCGCAGGGCGCATGGACGATGACCGGGAACGCCTCGGTCTTCAACATGCTCTCGCATGACATGGGCGGCTTCCGCACGAAGATCCGGCCCGGGTTCTTCACCAAGATCCTCGAGGGCAACCCCGACGTCTGGCTGAACCGTGAGCACGACAACCGGTTCCTGCTGGCCCGGACGCGCGCGGGGAGCCTTGAGCTGACGCAGACGGAGGATCGCCTGAAGGTCTGGGCGCGGTTCTCCAAGACGCCGCTCGCTGACGAGACGGCAATCCTGATGTCAGACGGTGTCCTCGACCAGATGAGCTTCGCGTGCGATATCGCGGAGTCCGCGTGGATCGAGGACTCGGACGGGAACATCACCTGGGAGCTGATCGAGGGCGAGGCGCTTTACGACGTCACGATCTGCGCTCAGGGCGCGTTCCCCCAGACCAGTTCCAACATCGTTGCCAGCGTCCATGACGCCGGCCAACTACTCGCTTCGGCGAGGCAAGCAGGACTCGTCGCGGCTGTGAAGCCGGGTGAGCACGACATCGCTCAGGATGAGGGTGTCGCGGACGTCGCGCGGGTTACCGCGGGCGGTCGGGATCTGTCAGCGCTCAAGACGTGGGCTGAGGCCCGCTACGCGCTGACTCTCGATTCTGACTAGGAGTCACCATGAACATGAGCCTGATCGAGCTCCGTGAGGAGCAGATCGAGGCGCACGTCGCTTTCCAGGCGGCGAGAGCAGCGATCAAGGACGCCGCGGACGACGCGGACGTCGAGGCGCTGGAGGCTTCGTTCAACGAGGCTGAGGCGCGTTACAACACCGCCCGCACCGATCTCGCGACCGCTGAGAAGCGCGAAGCCCGCGCCCGTCAGCTGTTCGAGCTCGAGCGTCGCGGCATCGACGCCGACAAGCGGCTCGACACCCCGGATCTCAGCGTGAAGGTCAGCAAGGAGCCGGTGACCTACCGGGAGCACGGCCAGCACAGCTTCTTCACGGACCTGTTCCGGTGCACGTCGCAGCCCGGCATGCATCCGGACGCCGCGGCACGTCTCTCCCGCCACTCGAAGGAGATGGCGTTCGAGCGGGCCAAGAAGACGGGCGAGGTCGCCCGGGACGCGCAGTTCGACCTATCCTCCACGGACTCCGCGGGCGGCTATCTCGTCGCTCCGCTGTGGCTGCAGGAGGAGTTCGTCACGCTCGCGCGCGCCGGCCGGGTCGTCGCGAACACGCTCGGGCCGCGGAACCTGCCGCCGAACGCCGACAGCATCAACCTGCCGCGCATGAGCACCGGCACCACCGTCGCGACGCAGGCGGATAACGCCACCGTGTCCGAGACGGACTCGGTGTTCGACACGATCTCGGCGGACGTGAAGACGGTCGCCGGTCTGCAGGACGTCTCTCAGCAGCTCGTTGACCGTGGCGTGCCCGGGATCGACTCCGTCATCTACGCGGACCTCGCGAAGGCGTACGGCGTCAACCTCGACGTCGCCGTCATCAACTCGGCGACGGCGAACAACCTCGGGCTGCTGCAGGTGTCCGGCATCAACGCCATCACCTACACGCAGGCTACGCCGACGGTGGCGAACCTGTACCCGAAGCTCGCGAACGCGATCCAGCAGATCCACGTCGGCGTCTTCATGCCGCCGAACGCGATCTTCATGCACCCGGTGCGGTGGGCGTTCATCCTCGCCGGCCTGGACGGCAACAACCGTCCGCTGATCACGCCGTACGCGCCTCAGAACGCGGCCGGCGACCAGAACGGTGTCGTGTCGCAGGGCGCCGTCGGCTCCGTGCAGGGCATCCCGGTCTACACGGACGCGAACATCCCGAACACCCTCGGCGCGAGCACGACGGAGGACCGGATCATCGTGGTCCGGACCGACGAGTGCTTCCTGTGGGAGGACGCCTCCGGCCCGTACATGGAGACGTTCCGGGACGTTGGCTCCGGCAACCTGACGGTGAGGTTCCGGCTGCACAACTACTGGGCGCAGCTCCACGCCCGCCGTCCGAAGGCCATCTCGGTCATCTCGGGCACGGGCCTCATCGCCCCGACCTTCTAGGGGGTCGGAATGGCGATCTTCACGCTCACGGACGCGACGGTCATCGTCAACGGCGTCACGCTGTCGGATCACGCCAATCAGGTCACCGTCGAGGACACCCGCGATTCCGTGGATATCACGGCGTTCGGGGCCACCTCGAAGGCGGTCACGAAGGGCTTGGGCGACGCGAAGATCACCGTGAACTTCTTCCAGGATTTCGCGTCCGGGAAGGTTCACGCGACGCTCCAGCCGCTCATCGGCTCGACCACCGGCGTCACCATCGAGGTCAGGGCGACCAGTTCCGGTCGCTCGACCTCTAACCCAGCAGCCCTGATGACGGGGCTGCTGATGACGTACAACATGCTCAACGGGTCGATTGGCGACGCTTCGCAGATCAGCGCGGAGTTCGTCAATGCCAGCCAGTCCGGCATGACGTACCCGACCAGCTAATGGTCGACTGGGCGGCGGCCACGAGACGAACCGTGGCCGCCGCCCCTAAGTCTTACCCGAAGGAGCGAGCATGAACAACGAGCAGAAGAAGGCTTACATCAGCGCGCTCCTCTCCGAGCGCGAAGGCTACGAGCGTTACGGCGACACGGCGAACCTGAAGGCCGTGGATGCCGAACTCAGCCGTGTCGGGCATGAGGCGAAGGCGCCGGCGAAGCGCTCGGCCAAGATGACGAAGAAGAAGGCCGAGACGGAGCTGTAGTGGCCTCCGACTACTGCACGATCTCGGACCTGAAGGCGACGCTCTCGCTCGTCGGCGAGTCCTATGCCGATCCGGACCTGTCTCTCGCTATCACGGCCGCGAGCCGCACGATCGAGCAGATGACCGACCGGCGGTTCTACGAGGACACCGACGCGAACCAGATCCGGTACTACACGCCTACCGGCGCCTACCGGGTCGACATTGACGATGCGGTGACGGTCACGGCGCTCGCGACGGACTGGTCTGGGGCGCAGACGTTCACGCAGTCATGGACGGTCAACCACGACTACATCCTGACCCCGTTGAACGCCGCTGCGGACGGGGAGCCGTACACCGCGATCGAGGTCATGCCCCGCTCGGGTCTGTACATG